TATATGCCGGAATTATAAAAGCTCGAATATTAGCATCATGCAACCAACCGCAAAGCCTTGAAAATAGGGCGTTTGAAGGTGCTATACACTTTAGTAAATTCGGTATAATTTGTATTGAACCGAATACGCAATTATATATCAAAAGTATTTTAGGTATTTGATTCTGAAATTCGGAATTTGCAAATGATTTGCAAATTCGGCTCTGCTTGCAAGGCAAGAAAACCCTACAACCTATACCGCACAAGGCTTTCAGGATTTCCGACGCTTTCACCGACTCACAAAATATTGAGTTATCCCCAACTAACCAAAAACCCGAATTCATACATCAAGCGGTATGCAATCAGATATATAATTGAACCCGTTGCGGTGCAATACCCTTTTAACGCCCTCTGATGCCCCTCTCTTGCGTCCGTGGTGTCTTGCCAATGATTTTATATTGCCGTGCGTGTGCGGTGGCGTGTGGGGCTAAATCCTGGTTGTGGTGTTAAGCTGCACACGGAGCAAAAGAAAACCGCCCCGATTTAGGGCGGTGTGTGTTTGTGCCTGATGTTATTTTCTTGTTACTTTGAACCTTTTACAATGTCTATTAAGATCCATATAGGGAAGAGTAAAATCATTAGTAATATCTCCATTATCTTCTCCCCTCTTTAAAATCAATACCACATTCAGAAAGAGTATTTATTATATACTTTTCCGCTTTACCGTCATGCTCCCCGATTCTGTAACCGTCCGCGATGTTATACAAACCGTTTGCTATATAGATTACTCTTTCGCCGTTCTCTACTGTAAAAGCGGAAATATCAACGCCCTGCGCAAAATCAAGAAATAACTCCATGTCGTCTATGGTTGCCCATTCCTTAATAACTTCCTTTATTCTCTTTTCAAAATCCGTCATGTTGTACCACCTTTCTATCAAAACCGGAATTTTTAAATGATTGCATTTTCCTGAAATTCTCTAATTAAGCCGTAGCGCTTGCCGTTTGTTCTGAAAAAGTGTTCTATCTCTACTAATTCGCCGTAGCTCCAATTTGCTGCACTTCCTGCGTTGCTCCACTCAATAGCCTTTTCAGTGAGATCCGTCTTTCTTTCCTCGTATGTCTTGCCCCTAACTGTAAGCGGTATATATGAGATAATCTCATGTTCCCAAATAACCCACCTGCGCTCAATCATTGGAATTCCTATGCTCAAATCGTTTCCCGATTCTCTAACATCTAAATAAATGCCGTTATCTATTGTCCCTGCGTTCTTGTGAATGATTATAGCCTTCATACTGTAAACCCCCTTTTTATAATTTGTTTGTGTTTGTTAATCTGTTGTTCTTTATGGTGTAAGACGCCCCGAATTTTGTGTTATATCCAAAACCCTGCACACCTGCGACCTTTTTTATATAAACTTCTTCTTCAAAGATCCGTTTGTTTTCTTTTGCAGGTTTTCCGTAAAAATTGTATGAGTACATTCTCCAAAGTAGCGTCTTAACTTCTTGTTCGGTTTCACCTATTGCGTAGTAATCCTCATAAGCCCTAAAGATGCCAAAATAAAATTCATGTTTCATGTTTTGCCCCCTGCACGGTTGTATAATTTACAACCGTTTCGAGTTCTTTTACCATTCGAGCATAAAGCCTATCAATAGCTTTGCGGTATTCCGCAAACCCCTTGTAATCACTACTCTTAATCTTTCCTGCTTTCTTGTCGTATTTTTCAATAATGGCAACCGCCTGACGGTTGACCTTCTCAGGGATTGACTTGATAGGATTGTAGCCCGTGCATATTGCTAAATTCCAATTAAGTTCATATACATCATACCGCCAACCATATACGCCGTAATTGTAAAATCGTGCTGCCTCAAACTTCAAAATGTTTTGTGCGTCGCAATAACCTAATTCAATAGTGTAGTAACCACTTCTTAATTCTTTATCGGTAACTCTTGCTTTAATCATGATGTAACTCCTTTCATATACCGTAAACAGTGTAATTTTCATATCTGAATAATGTGTCTGTAAGATCCTCAAACTCTGATTCTGTAAATTCTCTAAAAAGCTCGTTTTCCGCGTCCTGCTTTGTTAGATCCTCGTAGCGGTAGCCGTAAGAGTAAAGGCTTTTCGCTAACTCCCACATTTCAATATTGTTCATTTAATAACCCCCTTTCTGTTGGTAGCGGTTGGTTTGTTCTTGAGATTATATTAAACCCGTTGGGGTTTAATTTCTATCCGCCAAACTGCACAAGATCCTGGTTTCTGTTTTATGCAACTTGTAGGGGTTTAATTGTTTGTGTCAATCCTGATTTCGTTGTACTATTGAGGAAACCGCAGGGGGTTTAATTCCACGCTGCACGGACACCACTACAAAACCGTAATATTACGATTGCGTAGCCCAGGTGCGCAGCTCCAGGGATCTCCCGATCCCGTCCGGCTCACCCGCCCGCGTATGCGTGAAAAAGTCGAAAGTCGAAAGTCGAAAGTCGAAAGTCGAAAACGGAAGGAGAAAAAAACATGATCGGTGATTACCTCACAACATCAGAATTTGCAAAGCTGCACGGTGTACCACTTCAAACGGTGCGTACCAGGGTAAAGAAGGGGCAGATTCCGCACATCAAGTCCGGCAATCGTATCTACATCAAAGTCGATACACCGTGGGAAAAGATGCAGGTAGGCCGCCCCGAAAAGAAGTCGAAAGTCGAAGGTGATACAAATGACACTTAAAGAATTCTTGTATTGTGCTACAAGCACCGTTCAGATAGTCGAAGGGCCTGACGATAACTACGCAACGGTTTTAATAGTTCCGTCGGAAGGGATTGACGAATGGAATGACAATATAGCACCCGAATTCTTGAATCGTGAAGTGTGCTTGTTTAGTGCAAAAGCTGAAGATGTTATAACAGTTTATCTTGAAAAGGAAGGTGCAACATGACACAAACTACCTGGATTGACGATTTCTGCCCGAAGTGCGGTGTAAGCAAATATAACTTCTTTACGGTAGTTAAAGGTGCTAACGGTGAACGATCCGAGCCTTTTGGTACATGGAATTTTTGTCCGAAGTGCGGGGCTGATTTACGGGGTAAGAAAGTCGAAGGTGAATCGTGATTAACCAAACACTATCCAGGGCTATCGCTGAATACAAAAAGAAGATATTTCACGATCCGTTCACCTGCAATTACGAGATAGTTATTATTATCGGTCAGGGTGTTTTTAATCAGCTTATAGCGGAAACAGATAATCGAGTTATAACTTATAATAATTATCCTCGTTATCCGTTAGAAGGTGTTGAACACCGCTTTGAAGGGTGTCAAATGTTCTTCGTTCCTGATGATAACACTCTTGCGGTAGCTTACCGCCACAAATATACGGGTGAAATAATAAAAAGAAAATATATAAAAGGGTGATGTTACTCACCCTTTATCTTTGCCAAAGTCGCACCCTCAATATCTATCTCTACGATCTCACCGTCAGGCTTCCTGCACTTACCTTCGTATTTCAGAATAGATTTACGCTTATCGTAAGTACCTTTAAGATGCACGATTTTCAGATTTTCTCTTTTGAGGTAGTCCAGGATATTCATTCTTCTTCCCCCTTCTCGTTACCTCGCTGATAACCGCTACTGTGTTCGATGCAATACTTGATAGCGTTGATAGCAGCCCAAGCAGCTTCATTCTGTTCTTCGTTGCCTACTTCCAGGTGGTTATACCAATAATCCCTTGCTTTCTCTAACTCCTTACGGTTAAAAGTCGGGATAGCAGGATCTTCGTCGCATACCGTTGGAGCATCACCGATTAGCTCCCAAGCATCATAAACTCCACCTATCCACGAATTCTCGTCAGACTTCGAGCCGTTTTCGTAATAGTCTTTTAACCCTTCTGCTCCACCTGCTACAAGATTTTCGACTTCCTTCTTCAAAGCACTACGGCTGATTAAATCGCCGTGTGGTCTTTCTTGTTCCGCCTCTTCTGCTATTGCTTTAACCTCATTCAAATCAACCTGTTCTTCCGTCATAATTGTCGGGGCGTTGTCGATAAGTTTTATTACTTCTTCTCGTATTAATCCCGTAAAGCCAAAATCTTCTTCTAACATATCTACCATTGATTTTTTCAAAGCTTCTGCATCAATCAACCGTTCACTCATGCTCGTTACCTCTTACTATATTCAGATACCCGCCACCCTCATTCTCACTACCGCAAGCGGGGCATTTGTCGGGTATAGGATCTAAAACTGTTCCCTTGAAACCCTTACCACAAGCCGGACACTCGATAAACACGCTCATAGGGTTATACCTATCTATGTACCATTCAGCCATAATAGTTACCTGCCTTTCCGTAGCAATATTTCACCAAGTCGGAAGCCCAGGTCGATGCAGCTTCTCCGTCAAAGTTGACACCGCATCGGCAAGTCGTAGGTGTTTCTTCATCACGGTTTATGATTTCGCAAGTCTTACACACAGGACACCGAAGATACTTCTTCCTTACCGTTGTTTCACATTCCCACTTCATTTACTCACCCCCTACGATTGCTTTAAGGGATAACCCCTTGTAGATCCTTCCCGAAGGCTCGTTGATACACCTGGTATAGAATTCGGGGTGTCTTGCCATTTCATTTATAAACCGCTTTGACGGTAAAATATGACCGTGATTCTGCTTCGTCCACGATACAAAATGCCTATACAGATCCGTTGCGGTAATCTCGTACTCACCCTTCACCGCATTTCGTTCCAGGAATGTACCTACATCGTCATTCTCACTCTCGTAAGCTGTTATGACGGTTTTCATATCGTCGCTCATAGCAAGCCCGCGCTGCTCGTATTGCTGATAGCCGTAAACAAGCCAATTAAAGATACCGCTCATGTTCTCGTCTTGCTCAAACTGATTCTTCAAAGTCTTATCCTGCTCACTATCGGCAAAGTGCCTATCAAACGAGATAACACGAAGTCGCTCTGAATTGAAAAGTGATTTATCCGACACTTCCGGCAAGTCGTTACACGATAGCCAAATAGTGAATTGCGGTATGAAGGTTACGGGTGCGGAAAACAAGGCTCTTGCCGTGATAGCTTCACCGCCCGTAATCTGCTTTATCTTTTCTTCGTCAAACCTTCCGTACTCGTTAGATTCAGCCATAGTTACAAATCTACGCCCTTTAAGTGATGCCAAAACGGGTGATGCACTCTCCGTGCTTACCGATACTCCACTACGGCAAATAAGCCCTACGGGGGCTGCCGTAGCGTATGATCCTAACATTCGCTCTACGGTGTTCAGCAGCGTACTCTTGCCGTTTCTCGTAGTCTTACCGTAAAGGATAAACATACATTCTTCGTTTGCCCTTCCGAGAAGCGAATAACCCAAAGCACGATTGAGATAGTCGATTTTATCAGCCCTGCCGTTGCATACTTCTGATATGAACTGTTCCCACCGCTCACACTTCACTTCCTTGTTAGGTGTGTGTGAAAATCTTGTCTGCATCGTCAGGTAGTCTTTAGGGTTATGCTCATGGAAGGAAAAGTCGCGAAGATCGTAAGTGCCGTTCTTACAGTTAATCAGATATTCGTTTTTGTCGAATAACTCTGCCGAAGTCGCACAACATGAAGTCGCATCTTCCTTTATCCTATTACGGAAACGCCTATCCTGCGTCTTGATTACAAACTTTGCGTAATCGTCTTTGCTACCGTCTATAATATCTCTCGCATAGCAAGCCAAAAGCCTTACGAATGTTTTGAGCATTTCAGATACGAGTATTCCCTGCTCATCTTTTACCCAACGGCCTTCCGAGTAAATAACCCACGATTTCCATTCGGGTACGAATCGGGCTTCCTCGCCGTATATCTCATTAAACAAGTCGGAAAGTCCTAACTCGTTATACTCGTAGGCTAACTCACCTTCACGGAAACGCAGATGCGGTTGTATAGCGCAAATCTTCTCAAATTTAAGCTGCGTAGCCTCGTCTGTAAAATTCACTTTTCTACCTCTACTCCCAAATAATCAACGCTCATACTACGCTCGATTTCCTTCTTACACTTCGGACAAATAAGGTAGCTCATTTGTCTAAAGCCGGTTGCCTGATCCTCACACTCCACAAGCATCTTTGTCTTGCAATTAGGGCAAGTACGCTTCTCGTTCCAACATTCAATCATTGTTAGTTTCCTCCCCGAATCTATAAGTCGTTACGGCTATCGGGAAAGCTTCGATTTCCGAAGCCCAAATTGCCGTACCCTTGCCGTGCGTTCTCTCCCAACACAACGGAAAACCACCGATGCCGTCAAACAAGCTGCCTAAAGTCGCTTTTTCAGGCAGATACTTCGCCATGTTGTCGATAATAATTTGCCATTGTGGTAACGCTATACTGTTACCCAAAGCCTTATACCTCGCCGTATCGCTTGCACCTGGAATGTCCGTCCAACCGTCGGGGAATCCCTGAAGTCGCTCACATTCGAGCGGGGTAAGCCTGCGTACCACATAATCCTTGTTAGAATCCATACTCTCTCTCTCGAACGCCACGGCTTGTTGATCGTGCATACAATTCAACGCACCCACTTTGTCCGATATACTTTGATTTGCTTGTCCGTTGCCTATACAAAACATCTGTAACTAATAAATCTCCAAAAGCATCTTGCGTAGTGTAACTACCGTGCTGATTAGCATTAAGCGTTCCCGTCGTTTCCTGATAACTCATTTCTCACCTCTAATAGCACTAACGGAACATTACCCCCCCCGTACCCATTCGAGTAGATAAGGTTTGAACATTACCGTCCTGGCTTATCTTTACCCTGCTATCGTTAGGGTGATTCTCTACGGGGTAGCACACTACCGGCTCGCCGTAATGTGTTGTGGCAAGCGTTGGTGATACATCTTTCTGAATACTCACACTTTGCTTACCCCCCCATATCAACGGCTATTACCGTTGCTCTGTTCCACGATGCACTTTCCTTCGTTGACATACTGATTACCTACACCCTTATAATCCCTTGCTTGTAAGCTTCCTACGGTGTTATTGAGCATACCCCCCCCGCACCACGGGCGGTTATAGGCGGTTGTATATCTTCTTCAAGGCTCATAGCGTATTGAGCGTTATCACCCGAATTAAAGCTATCTCTACCTATGCCGTAAGCTACACAAGCCTTATTATTTCCACTACTCATAGTAGCTGCCGTCAGCGTTTGGGTTTTCTCACAATCAATATGTTCACCGTTACCACCTTGACCGTTGATGCTATAAGCTACTCCGTGATGCTCTACTCCGTTTAGAGTATATGACGCATCACTTTCGCTATATCCCGCCCCTCGATGCGAGGGGCGGCTTCCGTTGCCTTCCAGGGGTATTGCAGGGGTAAATAAGGTCTGATCCTGCGCAGCGGCACTATTGCCGCTGCGCTCCGTCTATACCAAAGCACCCTTACCCGCCGTGCCAATGCTACCGTCAGCCTTCACATAGGTATCTGCACCGCTACGGATCTTCAAGGTGTACGAGCTATCTGATTCGTTAGGGCATTTTTCAGAATCTCCGGCAATTCCTTGCCCCTCTTGTTTGCCCTTCTCAAAATACCTTCGCAAGCCTTCGTCGACAGGTAATACTTTTCCGAAGCGTCCGTCTGTAATATCTCCGACAAACGGCTCACCCGTGAAAAGAATATCTGCTGCGTTCCCCCCCCCGTAGTCGACAATAAGGGCAATCCGCTTACGGCGTTGAGGTACTCCGAAGTGTTGAGAGTCCATAAGTCGCCACGCAAGAGAGAAGCCGTCGCTGGCGATTGCTCCGCTATGCGCCCACTTTCCGTTGTCAGGCATAGGAATTGAAATGTCGGTTTCTTTGACACGACAAAATTCTTCCAGGACGGCGCGGAAGTCCTCTCCCCTGTTTGATGTGAAAGCTCCTGCGACATTTTCCCAAATGACGAATCGAGGTCGAATATGCTCATTTGTACGCCCATTCTTTATATCTCCTTCTCTCATTTCACGAATTACTCTTATCATTTCCATAAACAGGCCGCTTCGCTCTCCTGCAAGCCCTTCACGCTTACCTGCGATGCTCAAATCTTGACAGGGGCTACCGCCTGTTATGCAATCTACGGGTACGAGTTTACCGCCGTCTAACTTTGTTATATCTCCAACATGAAACATGAATTAAACCTCGTACTTCAAAGAACTCTTGATTATCGCTAACACTTCACCGTCAGGTAACGGCGGTTTACACACCTTCTGATTCAGCCGTAGCATTTCCTTTTTCAGTACATCACCTTTTAACCCTCGTACTCGTAATTGAGAACATATCGAAAGAAGCGATACATTCCTGCAACCTTGATTTATTTCGGGATATATAACACACACTTTGCCGTTGGATAGCTCGTACTTGCAGGAATAAATCTTCTGATGTTCAGCAACCTTGCTATCCCTTATCGTGTCAGGGAAATACTTTTCGACAACATAATCTATTGCTTCTTGATTGGTTATCAGTAACGAGTGATCTTCAAGCACATTGCCCGTGCAAATGAAAAATCTCCCGTTTTTATAAATCTCGCACCCTGCTCCATTATTTTTACCATTGAACGACAAGTCGCCTTTAACAAGGATATGGAAGCCCCTACCGCTTTTTGATAACTCTGTGTAGGAATTACAAGCCTGGATAACATCGTCAGCGAGATCAGTTAGCATATAATCATCGTCAAAGCCCTTATCTATGTCTATTCCTACAATACCTGCATCACTAAAAACATAACCCGCATAGTCGTATATGCCTTCGTTTACCGCTTCCACGGCACTATCAAAGCTATCCCAGGTATTAGGATTAGATGCACTTGCAGCTTTAAGCTCATACGCACGCATCGGCACTTTGCTATCTCTGTTAGCACACACCCAATTAGGCATAGCTTTTAGCTCGTCAGGTATTGCAGAATAGTTCATAGATCACTTACCCTTCTTTGTAATAGGCTTTTCTTCTGCTTCAATCTTGCCGGCAAAGAAGCTACCCTCAATCTCAATACCGAAGCCGTCAAACTTATCGGAAGCAGATACACTTTTTGCACCTGCCATAGCCTTCGCCTTCGAGATAGGCATTGTAGCCTTACCAAATGAAGATCCTGCGGGGTAAATGTACTCTACAAGCTCCTTATCGTCCTTGTAGGGTGTAAACTTTACATCAGCCATTGGTTAGTCCTCCTTTCCGTTTAAAAATGAATCAATATCAAAATCATCGTCAGCATTATCTACGGGCGCTTCCTGTTTCACTTGTGCAACAACAGGCGCATGAATAACACCGTTACCGCCGATAATAGCCCTCGCCTTATCGCTCATAGGCTTATCAAACGCATCTGCAACCTCGTAATCCTTGATATGAGCGTATGTACGCTCCTTACCGTCATTACCCGTATACTGTTCGTGATATACGGTACAAGCTACATAGTGGCCTGCAAGTGATTTAGGATCAATTTCTTCTACCGAAGGATTATTGAGAAGTGTACGAGCAATCCAGGAAAATGCGTTCAAAGCAGGTTCGTTCAAGTCGCCGTTGTCCTTGTAAATCTTGTAACGCTCCGAGTGCTTGTTACCGTCAGCATTGATGAAATGAATCTCGATCTTGCCCCACTTCTCGTCAAAGTCCACGCCTGTTACATACAGAATCGTTGCGCCTTCCGGCAATACGGAAAACCCGTTTGATAATTTAAGCATACCCATTATTTTTCCTCCTTATGTGTTAGTGTATCTATCGGTTTGCCTACTTTTGAATACTTATCCAATACTCCGTCAGCTTTCATAGCATCTTCATTGTATTTCCTGCGTCCAGGGCTGCGAGTAACACACCACTTGCCGTAAACGGCGTGATTATCGCTCTCTTTCAGATTACTTACTAACTTTTCCTTGATTGCCACCTTCAAAGCATCTAACCGTTTCTCGTCAGCTCCGATCTGTTCTTCGAGTTGACTTTTGGCAACGGATATTTTAAGAATAAGGTTGTCAGCTTCGGTTGTCAATGCTTCAAGGTCAACATCATCGGAAATGTAATTTGTCCGTAACTCTTTGATGATTTCCTTATCAGCATCGGTGTAATCAGGGGATATACCCTTCAACACAAATTCATTCCAAAAGGCCGTTGCATCGGCAAGCATACCCTCAAAGTCGGGATAGCGCTCATGCACCTGGAATTCAACCGTAACCGTATTTTCAGCCGAAGGTACGAACTTATCAGGGTTAGCATAGTCGCTCTCTTTGAGGAATGAGCATACCATTATTACATTCTCCGTTCCGAGAAGATATGCGTATAAAGCTGCCTGTAATGCGTAGTATTCGGGTACATCGTTCTTCCAATCTTCCGCACGCTTCGTGGTCTTGAACTCTAACACCGTTTCGGGCTTCTCGTTATCGTCTACAAGTATGCTATCCCACATACCACCAAAGATAGGGTTAGACTTGAAGAAGTCGCCGTGTGTCTTATTGAAATAGTCCTCACCGAATACATCAGAAGGCGTACGCAGGTTATCCATAACATACATATTCTTCATGTATTCAATCTGCTTCGGCTCGATAGTCTTACCGGCAATAGTGTAAATAGAATCGGTAAACGGTTCTTCGTAAACCTTCGTCATTTCACACCACACCTTAAAGGGTGTATTCCACCTATTCATTCCAAGCACCGCGCCGAATCTTGTGCCTGTAAGCTTCTTTGTGCGCTTCGGGGGATCTACCTCGATGTGATTATCTACGAACTTCATGTATTATACCTCCGTCGGCATATTGTCTTTTTCCCACTTTGCGTATGCTGCGTTACAAGCCTTGATGTACTTCTCACAATCAGCCTTCGATATTTCCGTCAGCTTCTTTGTATCAAGCGCAACCTTCGCAATAACCTTCTTCAAGTCAGCATCTTTTGTATCACCAAGCTTCTTCATAAGCTTTTTAAGCCCGTCAATCTGTAACTTGCTTGCCGGCTCGTCAGCACCTACGATCTCTTTTGCCGTTTCTACCCTCTCACTTGCCGTTAGCGGGGCTTTGGGCGCTGATATGGTAGAAGATACCTTCTGTGTATCGGGAACGGTTGTAGGCTCAATCTCGTCGATTACGCATATATCCAATGCGGTGTAGTACAGATACCTACGAAGATATGTATGAGCAGCACCTAAACTCTGTACGGGGTTGATAGCCCTGTTCTCCGACGGATAACGCATAGGTGATGTAAATGCCACCTTCTCGTCAGGGTTATCGGTGTTGACGATAGTAAGAATCGCCATATCTTCCGTGAAGTTTACCACGCCGATAAGTCCGATCTCGTTAAACTCCTTCGTAACACGGGGTACAATGTCGGAAAGCTCAAAGTATTCGTACTGAACACTTGAATTCCTACCACTCTGCTTGATGCTACCGTCCAGGATAGCGGCTCTAACCTTATTAAGCTTCTGATAAACATTCAGCTTTGTATTGCCAGGCGCATCTTTAGCGGTAGGCTTCTTCGTGGGAATGGCCTTCTTCTCTGCTTCTTTAATAGCGTCCATAATGGTTTCCTCCTTCTTAAACGCACTTATTTTTTTATTTGCCATAGCAATATAGAAGGTTTTATCTACATCACTTATTGCACAATGGTTATCGTTATCAATCACGCAATTATCAGGGATTGACGGTATCTTGATTCTCTGCTCACCCTTCGTCTTGTAAAGCGTACCGCAAGTCTTATCAGCCGTAGCGTAGACACGATTACACTTCTGCACCGGCACTTCCACACCGTCCTTGATGTAAACCGCACCGTCGAACTTTGAACTTGCTCTCGCAATAAACTGAAATTTGCGAATATCATCACAAGCGTTGATGTATTCAGCAGGATCTACGCCGTGTACTAAATTCTCGACAATAGCTTCTGCTACAACTACCGCATCGTTGTTTACCTTGAACTGTCCTACGGTAGATATACCTCTTACGAGATCGCCACCCTTCGTCTTGATGCTTCCGTCCGCCTCTACCCAAATGTAGTTATTCACATCTTTTTGGTGAAGCTCTTTGATGTTATCGACTTCGAGGGTGAAGCCCGTTCTCTCCTGCCACTCTTTGAGGATTGCATCTACGGCTTCCTTCTGCTCCGCATCTATCTCGTACATAACACCGTCGGTATTAAGCTGCACGATAACAAGTCCTGGAATGTCCTTGCAAAGATGCTCTGCAAGCTCCAAAAGGTATAATTGTCCGTCCATACATACCGAATGTGCCACGAGGGGATCGTAAAGGTCGTTAAACGGTGCTCCTGATGCTCCATAAGTCGTATTGACAATCAGCTTCAAGGCATTAGCCGTAGCCTTATCTCCTGACTTCTTTGCCTTCATACGAGTTTCTAATATGTCCTCGAATATCTTGTAAGACGGGATATTTCTCGAAAGATGCTTCTTCAATACCATATCGTGAGGGTAAAAGCTTCCCACATCTGCATCGAATAAAAGCCTGCCGTTGCCTTCCTTGAACTCGTATTGAGGGATAGCAGCATGAATACCGCCCCACGCTACTTTGACCGGACACTCACCGATAAAGAAGTCGTACGATTTCTCTTTAGGATCGTAGGTTTCCGCATTGTCGATAGCTTCCTGGAAGAAGTCTACTACACCCTGCGGTATAAGCTCGTAGATAACATCGGAAGGGAATGTAAGGCAAAACTCGTCATTATGCTCCGCTCCGTTTGCTTTGAGCATCTTTGCCGTCAACTGTGCATTAGTCAAAGCCGAAGCATCTAACTTCTCCATACCTGCAAGGTCGCCTACCTTCACCTTGTTAGCAAAGTAGTCTGTACGCAGGTCGAAGATAGCAAGGGCTGCATCTACATCGTGCCTACAATACTTGATCGTTTCCTTAATCTGCTTCTTCGTCAGCTTCTTTGGATAATCGAACGGTATCGAACTCTCTACGATGTTCATATACAGATGCCCTTCAAGCCCCTTCAACGATGTGGGGTAAGCATCAAGGTAAACATCTATGTTATTCAGCTTAAAACCGCCAGGTGCGAAGTCAGGGTACTTCCAAGCCGGATTACCTGCGATAATCCAATCGTTCAACGCCTTCAGTTCTTCAGGTGAGAAGCCTTCGATTACTCCACGCATAATCCACTTATCGTAGGAATTAGTGTTGTAGCCGATAAATACATTCTCCTTATCGTCAAACAATTCCTTTACCGCATCGTTGTCGTTGACTATATCAAGCCACTTACCCGTTGCCTTATTCTTAAAGCACACAAGCCAATCGTGTGCAAAAACCTCAAAATCGTAACCCCAAAAATTCATGTATTTCCTCCTTATGTATGTATCTCGCAACCGATTTTCCGATAGATCCTCAATCGCCTTCGGAAGCACTTTTGAGCATAAATCGTGTTATCTACGAAGTCATAACATACCGCATCTTCCTTATCAGGGTGTACCCTTGCTATTCTTCCGATAGCCTGTTCAATTACAGCTGAATCTTTATGCGGTGTCAGCATATAAAGCCTTGATAGTCGGGGTATATCCAACCCTTCCTTCGCGAGATTGTAGGAAGCAAACAGGATATTTGCCCTGCCTAACCTCATATCATCGAGCGCTTGACGGCGAAGCTCCTTCTTCGTAGTGCCGGTTATCACCCTTGCATCTTCCCTGCCTATCATATTGAAAAGCGCTTCCGATTGAGAAAGCCTATCAGTAAGCACCAAACAAGGGTGGGTTTCATGCGCAAGCATTTCAGCAGCTATGTTATTACGATGCGTATTCTCTGCGAGGTAATTGATATACTTCGCGTAAACCATAGTGCCGTCAGCATCAAGGAAGCAATCGTTATAACCCACATTCGTATAGATAGCATCTACCCTAACAGGCATAACTTGATTCTCAATAGCGGAATACGGTACTTCGTAGGTAACATTACCCAGGATTGCAAATGTAGCGCCTATCATACCGTCGGCACGATGCACCGTAGCTGAAAGTCCGTACTTATACGGGGCTGCAAGGCTATTAACTACCTTATAGAACATACCAACCGATTTAGCAGAAGTGCATACGCGGTGGCACTCGTCTACGATGATAATGTCAAAGTAATCTTTGTAGCGATTAAGGCTTACAAAGTTAGCCATAGTTTGAACCGTAGCGAATGTAATACCCTTGCCTATCTTTACCTTGCCTTCGGTGCTTACCGTCAGCAGGTCTTTATCGAGATACTTCTTCGCCTGTGTAAAAGCCTGATCTACAAGGTCTTTAGTATGAGCAAGCCACAACGCCCTTCTCCCTCGCTTTGCTATCATAGCAATACCCATGATAGTCTTACCCGTTGCCGGACGGCTTTGTAAGATGCCGTAAGGGTGTTTGAGCATCGCCGTTACCGCCGTTTGCTGATAAGGTCGAAGCTCCAATGTGGAATGGTAATCAACCTTCGGCTGAAACTTTAGCCAGGAATAGGTGTTTTCCTTCCTCATAAAGCCTTTAAGGGCGTACATATACCCAAAAGGTACATAATACTGATTATCGGCTTCCTCGCGATACAGGGTGATGTAGCGCGGTGTATTTGAAGTCCACTTACCCATACGCTTACGGGTTACATATTCGGGATTGTCAAAAGTCAGATCCTTCTTAATAGCCGTAAGCACTTCGGGTGTCGGGTATGAGATTTTGATTTCGTTATCAATGGTGAAAAACATTAGATAGCTCCTTGAATGTGAATGAACACTCTCTTATCTCTCTTGAATTCAAGCTGCGCATATCAGCAGCAAGGAAATTACAGATAGTTTGAAATGTGATGAAGTACACTTCCTCGTCGTTAGGTAACTGAAATGCAAAGAACGCATTGTAGTTTGTCTTATCGCACCAACGGCTCATAGATAAGAATTGATTTTCCTCTACCCTGGAAAGCGGAAAGCGCCCCGATTTGCAATCTTTAGCATCTATGATGTATGCTTCGTTACCTTTAACGGCTATCAGGTCGCACGGCTGCCCTGCCTGATTCTGCTGAAACAGATGCACCCAATAACCATTCTCGTAAAACAAGTCCTTCAACCTAACCTCAAACTCCGTACCTTCCTTCTTATTACAATTCTGTATCATCGTGATCTCCGTACTGTATGTAGTTACTCTTGAAGGGATAATCCTTCTTATTCTGTTCAAACTGTTCTTCCGTTACTCTAAACGGACAATCCTCATAGCTTGCCGGAAACGGCTTTGCTTCGGGCTTAATGCAAACGCACTCATTCTGATAACCCTTGAAATGACACGGTTTGCCAAAGTTACATATAAACATCTGCATCACCCCTTCGGAAAGTCCAAATCGTTATTCACCTGCGTTACTTCCACCTTCACCGTACCTTCACTTTGCATCTGCTTAATCAAAGCCTTCTGCATCGTGATAGTGCGCTCCTTTTTATGCAATTCTTTTGCGACGATCTTTGAGTAAGTATTCCTCACGATGAATGTGGTTACGAGCATACCTGCCAGGAAGCCGTTGCTTATAAGCAGGAAAGCCATAAGGCTATTCAGTAAGATCATTTCCATTGTCAATCAACCCCCTATCGTCCAGGCAAGCAAAGCACAAGCGCTCGCCGTTCATATTCCAAGTGTCTACCTTCATACCACACGCTTCGCACGGGCAAGTCTTAAAGTCAGCAGCTTCATTCGTTATCTTCTTCATATTCCTCTCCTTCCAAGTCGTTATTTTTCGATATTGTCAGCAAGGTAATGAAGAACATTCCGAAAACCATACCTACCGATAAACCTATAAAAAGGCCGATTAAAAACTCATTCATAAACAATAAATACCTCATGCTTCTGTGATCCGTAGGCGCTCGCCGCATCGTGCGATTCAAAGTACAAATCTACGATTTTTCCCTTGACGGCTGAACCGGTATCTTCGCAGCGATAGTATTGCCCGTCGATGTATAGTAAAGTGCCAAGCGGGATAACCGAAGGATCTACCGCGCAAGTCGTTTCTCCGTCTTTGTCATAGTGAACCTTTACCCCTGATGCCGTGATGCCTTCTGCGTATGCGCCACAACAAATAGTGCAAGCACAATATCCCGTACAAGTGAATGTACCTAACGATTCCATAGCCGGCGTAGGTGTCGGTGTGGGCGTGGGAGAAGGTGTCGGAGAAGGCGTAGGCGTTGGTGTTGGTGAAGGTGTTGGTGTCGGGGTAGGCGTAGGAGAAGGCGAAGGTGTAGGTGTTACACTCTCGTAATACAGAATTTCGCTCTCTGTTTCATTAGTGGAACAGGAAGTCAAAAAAGAAAACCCGAACAGGCACAAAGCGCTAACGGCTACGATGTTAAAGATGCTCATAAGCTTAAACATTCTGTTATACATAGCCTTTTCTCCCTATTACATAGCCGTCTTTGATATACCTACCCTGCTTGATCTCAAACTCCCAATCGGTATTATCTTCCAGGAAAGTTATTAGCTTTTCTTCACCAACGATATGTAAACGATCCGCACTTACAAAATAGGTGTACGGGTTATAGCGAATGTGATGCAGGACATTGAGCAAATACTTCTCTTTATCCTCATTCCATATCCACTTGATAAATTCAGAACTTCTGCTAACAATAGCAAGTCCACACTCGTTGCAGGTAGCACGAAACATAGTGCTTGCAGCACTACCTAATACATACATCTTACGATTCTCGCTACCGCATCGAGGACAATTTTCAAGGTAAATGTACCCCTTGTAGCTCCTTATGTGAGTAATTTTTGGCATTTTATCTCTCCTTCATGTGATAGGCTTTCACAATAGCTTCGCCCCGTTGCTTCGGTGTAAACAAGCGCCTTGCCGGAATGGTCGTGTACCGTGCTAACATTTCTTGCTCCCGAAGGGTGAAGCCCTTACCCCCTAACGCCCTATGAACATACGCTACGCTTCGGTTGATAACATCTGCTATCTCTTGTGCGTTAGTAAAGTGAACATAAAGCATCGGGTATTCATTAGCCCCTGGACGATGTGATCTCATTGATAGCACCTAATACATATCCGTAATCTTCCATAACACGGTAGACTACATCGTTTACGATGATAACTGTTTTCCACTTTGGCAACTCGTCCAAATCTTCCGCATCTATCGGGTAAAATAACTCGATATGGTTGATGTTGAAGCAGCCTGGATAGGTGAAATCTCCGCACTCGTCATAGATAGTCAAACTAATAAACATATCTTACCCTTTCATTTGTGAAACATCTTCTTCAAAAAAATATTTGTTGATCTCGTAGTCCTTGATACCTAACGCACGCCTGATGATCTCGATATTGTCCGAAGGTATTGAAGTCTTATTGCCAAGATAGTTTGCAAGCGTATTAGGTGATATATCTATCTGCTTCGCAAAAATCTCATTGGTCTTATATAACTCTTTGATCCTCTTTTTAAGCTGCGTGTAATTGTGTTTGAATAGTACCGCCAAATCGAAAACCCCCTTCCACAAAATTTTGTGTGTTTTAACCACATACTCACAATATCATTTGTGTTTTCATAAGTCAACACTATTTTTACCCCAAAATTTTGTGTATCATTAAAGCAACCATAATCGTAACATAAAGGGGGTGATTTTATGGTAAAGAAGGTCGATACCGTTGCAAACAGGCTGATGCAAGCTATGAAGATGCAAAACATCGGTGTTTGCGAATTGGAACGATCAAGCGGTGTGGCGAAGGGTTTAATATCCAGGTACACCAACGGTCAAAAGTTTCCAAAAGACGCTAACATCAACCGCTTATCTAAAGCCCTTCATGTCAATCCCGATTGGCTTAAAGGCTACGATGTACCGATAGCTGCAACGCCGGTTAGCGTAACAAGCGATGAAGAACGATTACTCGCATACTACCGTTCACTATCCGCTATGAAGCAAGCTGAATTACTTAATAAGCTGATTGGGGGTGATGAAGATGCCTAAAGCCTATTATGACGATTCACGGAAGCGGTGGGTTATTGACGGACAAAAGGACGGTGTAAGAAAAATCTTCACATCAACGAAGAAGGGGTTATCAGGAAAGCGAGAAGTCATAAACAAGTATGAAGCCTGGCGTGATTACGGAGATAATACACCCGCTCCTATAAGCGTAGAGAAGGCCGTAGCGCTTTTCCTTGAAGATATAGGTATTCGATATGGTAAGGATAGCGAAAGCTACCGTAGCGCTGAAATATACACCCGTGTCTACATACTCCCTGCCTTCCGGCACAAGCCTATTGCTAATGTGAAGCTTGCTGATTGGCAAAAGCTGATAAACAATGCAAGGCCACACTCCAACCAAACGGAAGTGCTATCAAAGAAAACCCTTAAAAACCTACGATCTGTAATCAACAGGCTTCAAAAGTTTTGTTATAACAATTACTACACGGAAGCCTGGCGCGGTGAACTCTACATACCCGAAGGACACCCGACAATCGGTAAGGATATATTGCAACCTTCTGATATTCAGCGCCTATTTAAACCTTCTAATCTTTGGTATCACCCTGCGTTTATCGTGATGATGCTTTGCGGGCTTCGTCCTGGCGAAGCATTAGGATTGCAAGTGAACGATGTAAAAGACGGCATAATCCACATCAGAAGGGCTATCAATGATTCTAACCAAATTACACAAGGTAAGAATAAAAATGCCGTGCGTGATGTACCTGCACCTAAACAGGCGTTAGATATAATCGAAAAGACTATCAAACGGAATGTAGCTTGCGGATTACATACACAATGGATCTTTTGTGGCTATTCGGGTGAACACGGTAATCAATCCACTATGAGGACACAATGGTATATCCTCAAACGCGAGCGTAATCTTCCAGGTTGTCCGTATGCGCTCCGGCATACATTCGTATCTATCGTATCTGCTCAATCGCAAATATCGGAAGGCAACTTGAAGCGCCTTCTCGGACACTCTAAATCTATGGATACGATAGGTGTTTACGGCAAGCACAATATTGACGGTGAATTGCAACGCACGGCTGCCGTGATTGATGATACATTCGAGGAAATAAGAAAAGCCGCGTCGGGAAAATAATGAAGGTATGAAAGAAACGAACTACGACGCGGCCTTGCGTCATAAGGCGGTGAAAGCAAATAAGATCACAACAGAAGAAAACCGCCACTTTCATTATAGAATTGCCGTAGACTTTTGGCAACGATTTTGCCGATTAGGACGGGAATTAGGACGGAAGTATTGTATTTGTGGTAAGGACAATGGTATTTCAGCAAACACACAAAGCCTTATTTTTCGGGCTATTCCATTCGGGCAACTATCACATGATACGGACAAACGAGAATTCGATTCCCACCATTGGCTCCACGAAAAGCCCCGCCAACATTAGGTTAGCGGGGTTTATAATTTTATAGGACGGAACTTTGGACGGTAGTAAAGAATTCTTTACAGTTACCCGAAGGCAACTTTTCACTTCTTATAAGCTTTAGCTGCTGCCTGTGATGCTTTACCCCACAAGCCGTCTACCTTCACGCCCAAAAGTGATTGAGTTACCTTACAAGCGTTGTAACTCTCGTTGCCGTACTCACCGTCAGCGCCCCAACGGGGTAAGCACCCAGGGCTTATCCACAACATCAGGTTTTGAAGCTTTACAACCTCTTTGCCTTTATCACCCTTCTTAAAGTAACCGCGAGAAGGAAGTGTCGGGAATTCTCCTGTATAGCCTTGCGGATCAGGTGTAGGCGGTGTAGGTGCTATTTCATCAGCAAACTTCGGTGTAATGAAGCCCCTGATGTATCTGCCGTTGAACTGTACTGTTCTATTAGCAACCTGCGATACGCCGTTCACCTTCTTATTGCCTTCCGTAACCACGAAGGAATTAGCACCGACACTCGTTATGATGCCTGTATGATCGTGGCCTGTAATATCTTCGGGTGGATTGCCGTTATCCTTCCAATTGTAGATAATCACATCACCCATTCTCGGTATGTAAGAATCAGATTCAACCCAAATGCCGGCCTTCTTCGCCTTCTCCATAAGGGAATGACCGCCCGTACCACATGAGCAATCACAAGGTACACCGATGCCGTCTTTGAGGATATTACCCGTTTCATAAGCACAAGCACCTACAAAGTCTGCACACCAATTATCAGTTACGCTATTCTTACGCCCTGCATCACAACCCTTGTTATAGTCTGCGATTATCTGCTTATGTCCTGCTGAACCCTTTTTTGTGCCAAGCCAACTAACGGCTTTAGCAACGAACTCGTTTCTCTTACTCATAGCATTACCCCTTCAACTGTTTCCAAATCTGATTTATGCCGGTTGCGGAAAAACCCGATACGATACCGATAGCAATAGCCACCGCCCAATTCTCGGCGGGAATGAAGTTAGGAATAGTAAAGAAGATTACTACGCCCAAAATAGCACCAAGCACACCGCAAATAACGGGAATGAACTTATCAAGCTTCTCGTTGCCGATAGTCTTACAAATAAGTCCTGCGAGATAGCACATAACTACGATTACGGGAAAAGATACAAATTCTGTCATTTCAACTCTCCTTCTTAATATCACCGCGTAGCTCGTCAATTCTGATAAATGCCGTTTCTACATCACGCTCTACAACCGCCATACGCTCTACCAAATGATTGTGCTTCTCGATGCGGGCTGATAACTCTTGAAAACGCTCGTCAGTATGCTTCGCATTTTCCGTGATCTTCACATCGAGATTCTTCATTCTCTCGTCAGCAACCTTATCGTGTGCGTTATTAGAAACGATTGTGGCAATAATACTCGGAATAGCTACGCACAATCCCGTTACTATCGCTACAATAACTGTGTTATCCATACTCATTACCTCGTTTCCATAATGGAACTACTTTGATTATAGAACACACCTATTTGCAAGGCAAAGAAAACGGGGTAGGCGCGATGCTTACCCCATGTTACTGTTTCATTAAGTCAACATAATTCTTGTTTTGCCGAATTTCTAATTATGTAAATGCTACACTTGAGGTAAATATCCTCATTGTGGTTGGTGCATTGTCCATAAATGCGGCACTTGGCGCACTTGTAAAGGTTACATTTATCGAAATGCCTACCGCATTAGTGGTAACGGTAACAGTTTTACTCAAATTGGTAATACTTTGATATGTACCATTATTAATCAATGCCGAACCCAAAGTGCTAATTGTAGCGGTCAAACCCTCGCAAGACTTTGGCAATGGTATTGTGCAATCAAACTGTAATTTTGACGAACCTAACGAACCGCCCACGATTACCCCGTCAAGTGTTACGGTATCACCCGCCTTGTAAGCCCTCGCCCCCGCTATCGCCCCCGCCGTGCTTGTCGGGTCGGTGAAGTCAGTACCGAGGGGCAAGTTGCCTGCATCTGTAATCGTGCCACTAACTAACACCTCGTTGCCGTTTTCGTCTATGTATATCTGTTTTGCCATTGTGTTACCCCCTTTATGATGCCGTGAATGTATTTTCAAATAGCGGATAGAAAAACAAATCAACCGCCACACTCGTAGTGTTAGCAAAAACGAATTTAAGGTCTGTCGTGCTTGAACTATCAACAGTTACGCCTGTCTTTCCGCTTATGTTAGTTACTGAACAACGGCTTGCCGTAACATATCCACCTATCAAATAGAAAATAGGCGAGAGATTACCTTGTGCCGCTTGACCAAAAACAACATACCCAACACGGCTTGAACCGTCGGGGGTTACTGTAATAGTTTTGCTTGTGTTACCCGCCACATATACTTTTGTGGATAGATTAGACAATGCGGATATGTTAGATAATATCCCGCTTATTGCCGTTGCGTTAGCCTCCACCTTGTCCCAAGTGCTTGTTACTCCCCCGTCATAACTCAAATTTTGAGCCGTTGCGTTGAGGTTGGGGGCGTCGGTGATTACATAGGTGGTTTCGTTTATGAGCAACCCACCTGCCTTCCAGGTGTTATATTCAGATTGAGTACACTCGATTACATTTGCACTACCCGCCATGCCAAGTGCTTCACCTATCGTTGTTTCCGTCCACAAATTAGGATCAAACGGGCTTACCGATGTATGCGTTGTATTGCATACATAAAGGATATGATCGAGGATAACATAGCTTCTACCTGCTACATAAGTCTTACCTTCTTCCCAACTATCGGCTACAATATCCTGATTACCGACAATGTGGATTGTACCGTTTCCGATGCGTAAATTTTCAATTTCAGCCATTTAGCATTTCCTCCTTTATGGTCTTTCGGGAATTATCAGCATATTATCCTCGATGCTTACCCCGTATGTATTTGCTATCGTTATCGTATTGCCGGACACCGTAGCCCACGCTTCGGGGAAGAATATCGTATTCCCAACGATAACAGGGTAATCGACGGTGAAGTTATCAAAGTAATCTTTGAACTCCAAGCACATATTCTCGATGTTATTCAGCTCCGCACTCGTCCAGGGCATAGAATACTCGTTCTTATCTATAAGCGCTTCGTGTGCAAAATACGCTCCCGTGTTATCGTAAAGGTATCTCAAAGCATCATGTACCGTGTTATATTCGGTATCAAATAAATAGTCTGAAACCGTCTTACTTGTAAAGGTGTACGGTGTTCCGATGTACCCGATATTAGTATTACAGTATGTATACAGATATTCAATGTTTTCGACAATGCGGTTGTAATCCGCATAGGTGAAGAACTCGCCCGAAGCCCAATTTGTTTTAGGTGTACTCCACGCCATATTAAACCTCCAATGTTACGGTGAATCCCTGATCTGCGTATGCCTTCAGTATCAGATAACGAGCAGCCGCTTCTACATTTGCAAATGTACCTAAATACATACAACCGTCGGGATAATAAATACCTGGGGTTGAATGATCGGCTACATCACAATACCATGTAAGCGAAGTGCTATCAGTAATAGTGATAACATTACCGTCGTTTACTGTGTCATATCCCGTAGAAGGTATCTGAATTCTCGCACTATTTATTCCGTTTGATGCTGATACCAACACAACATCGGTATTACCGCTTGTAGTGTGAAAATAACCGACTAACGCAAAACTGACAAAGCCTATATATTCCACACCGTTGATATAAACAAAGCGTGTAACATCGGTTGAATAATCACTTGCAGCTACACTAAATCTACGATTGCCCGTAATAGTACAAGTGCCACCTGGCATCTTATACTTAATATCCGTAACGAAAAGCGATACACCCTTTTCGTAAGGTGTATCAATTACTATCCAATCGCCTACATCAGTAAGATAATCTGCAATAGCATCGAAGGTGTAGTAATCGCGATAATAAGCGGTGTTCTTTACTAAATTACTACAAGATTCTAATAAGCTGCTATCAGTAATAAACGGATTGTCGATTACCATGTTCTCGCCGTCAGCATTTACACTTTCCGTAACATCATTTGTTACTTGCCTTACATGAGATAAACCCAAACTGTAAGTGGTAGTGCCTGCGGCGTTATAACTCGCACAATATATCCAAAATTGAAGTGTAGCAGCTCCACTATCAGGATCAATAGCATTTACAAAGCTCCAAGCCATGTTTGAAGCGCCGGATAACGATAATTCGTCAATTCGGCAAATATCAGATACATCAGCATCTATGTTTACTATCATACGGAACGGCCTTGCATCTGTTGTACTCCAACGCTGATAATTAGAGTTAGGCGCACTACCGCTTACCGTTTCCTGATAGGTTGTAGGAATAGTATTAGTGTATTGCTTTATAGTCAGCGCCTTCAAAACAGGCTTTCTATCTATCTTGATGCTATTCTTATCAATAATATCATAATCAGTAAAATGCTTCGGTGTACCGTTTTTATAAAGCACTCGCGATGAATACATAGGTCGTGGTAAGTTTACAAACCCATTACCGTATATGCTATAAGCAATTTGACTTATTTCAGCAAGCGTAATTAATGAATCATAACCGCTACTATCAATAGAAACCGCCGTGTTTATGCCGTAATATGTTTTATTGCTTACGGGATCTCCGGCATTACCGGCTATTACAGGAAGGGTATTTACATACTTGTTATCACCGCTTTGTGCCGTAGTGAAAGTAAGTGTGATTTCGTGATTTTCGTACTTTGGTGTATCGTTCAGATATAGCACTACCCAAAACGGCGTTTCCAAATAACCATTCACTTCATAACCCAAACCCATATAAACGCTATAACCCTGCACAAACTTTGAGAATTCGCCTTGTGGGTTTATAGGATCATATTTACCTTCAGCATCGTAAATCTTCACCGTAACATTAAATCGCGGTAACTCCTGTGAATACAAATCAGCATATTCTTCAACATCAACCGATAATATGTTACTGTTATCAAAGATAGCTACGGGATCAGCGTCGTTTGTAGACAATGGATAATACGAGATACGGCACGCTTCCGATACATTAAACTTTAACAAATACATATCTTCTTCAACCGTAAAACTCACGGTTTCAAAGTCCGTCATTGTCGTACCGTCAATAGTTACCTCTTGCGGTGTTTCCGCAAAATCTCCATGATGATCGGTTTTTCCGAACTTAATCGTGATGCTACTACATTGTATCGGGGCAATCTTCAAATATACTTCCCCTTCTATACCACTTGTAGAGATATTGTCTTGAATAGCCGTGTCGGTATTAGCCGTAAGCTCTTTGGTTATAAAGCAATTATTACCCGTAGTCGTACCACTACTCGCACAAGCATAGGAATCATCGTCTACTTTCCAACCAAAATTATCAAGCGTAGCAAAACGCCTATAATTAGGAACGGGGGGCGTTCTAAAACCTCGCATAAGCGCCGTGTCAACATTGTCGGGAGAACCCAATGACAAATAACCTAAATCGGTTTCTTCATTAAAGCGTACTTGCGTAGCAGGTTTCAAAACTTCCTGCATCAAGGTTTTATAAGCTATACTTGCACTATGCGCCATTATCAATCACCCCCTACACCGATTATGTTAGCCTGGCAATCAAGCCAATACTTCGGTTTACCCGTAGCGGAATCTACGATGAACGGCTGCGCACTCCTATCACCTACATAGAAAATCCTTGTAGAATATGCGTTTTTTACCATATCGTAATACTCACATGAAAAGGTGAAGTGCTTATCAAAGAAGTTACAAAGTGCCGTCCAGGTAGCAGGGGTAAGCACTCTCCACTTCAATTCAACTTTTGCTACACAACCTATGACTTCACCGCGCATTACGCCGTCAGCCGTACGAGCCTGATTTACCATAGTGCTATGTATCTGCTTACCCGAAGCATTTGACGGGTAAGGTAATGTGATGCTATCATCGCCGGCACGAAGCGTTATGAATTTTCCTGTTTTCTCTACGCCCATAATCTTTAACCTCCAAACCCGTTATTGCTCATTTGATAACCTCTTGCCCTACCTTCTGCTTCCATTGAGGAATAAAGCTCTCTACCGTCAAGCATGATCTTGAATTCGCGTGTTCTATCCTCGCTACTCAAAGCGTTTGCTACCGCTTCGTAGATACCTACGGCAATATTGCCAAACGAACTATCGGCGGTTGCCTGTACGGAAGCTGCAACTTCCTGATTGATAGCAGGAAGGGCAAAATTACCTGGATTGAGCGCAATATTACTCATAGAATCAGTAACCGTTCTCGCCCAACTATCCATAACCTTCAATGTTTCGCCTTCTTCTTCGCTTATCCCGATATTAAAACCTTCAATCAGGTAGTTACCCATATCTTCTGCCCACAAAGAAGGTGAATGTATCTTAAAAATATTCTGTAATGTTTCTTTAACGGTATTAGATGCGTTTGTAACCGAATCTCTTACACTTCTTAATGATCCGCTACTCTGTATACCTTCTGCCATACCACGGCTGATATTCTCACCGATAGCGTGGAATATACCATAGTTACCGTTATTGCTTGCACCGTTAGCGGCGTTGTTATACAGATTTGCACCTGCATTACGGGCTTCTCCACCCCTATCGTTTATACCCTGATTTACAGAATAGCCTATCCAATGTCCGATGTTAGTGAATTCGCCGTAATGTCCGTTATTGCTTATACCACTTACGGTAGTGTCATAAATGCCGTGTGAAGTGTTGAACACCGCATTACGCTCTCCACGAAGTCCTGTGTTGAAAGCATCAACTACCGCGTGGCCTACATTACTGAATTCTCCATAATGTCCGTCATTACTCAAACCACGAATAGCCGTATCGTGCAACTTTAATGCTTCACGATAAAGGTCTGTACTCCTTGCAGCAAGTCCATTCTGCACGAAAGCACCGATGCTATTACCGATATTGATATACCATGCTGAATCAGAAGTGAAGCCCAAAGAAAGCCTATCCTTGATGTTATCTGCTACATCATCAAAGGCATCACTTGTAGAACTGATAGCGTTGGAAAATGTTTCCGCTACATTTACGCCATTATAATAGATATTGTCTTTATTCTTTTCGACAATAACATCAAAGGCATCACCTAACTTACCACCATTCTTCTTTATAGCAGATACAAAACCTTCAAACCACGCTTTACCGGCACTACCGCCACCGCCACTATGAGCGGGGCTTGCAAATGGATTATTGACTTCGGTTTCCCAACCCATTGAGAAGAACTTGCCTATCATTTCCAACGGTGATTTATCAGCATCACCCATAATCATCATTTTTTCAGCAAATTCTTCGGGCGTAAGTCCACCGAAGATATAATTCTTCGCGACTTCACCTGAACCCATAGTAAAAATCTTGCCTAAAATGCTTGCAGGTGATTTACCGTAATCTCCATTATTTACGATAGCTCTACCAAATTCTTCGGGTGAAGCACCAAAGACACCTTCCCAAAACTTTGAACCTAATGTCATTCCACCCCGAATCATAATATCCCAAAGTGAATGATCGTTGAATATCTGTTCAAGGTTTTCCTTAATCTCTTTCGCCTGATTTTTGATACCCTCACCGAAGAAGTCATATCCAGGAAGATTGAAGTTTAAGCCGGAAGAATAAACACTACTGATACCACTACCACCGCCGTTACCGTCGTCAGGGCGCAAAACATTAAGCTCGTCAATTCCTATCATGTAATCTTTAAGCTTCTTTGCGTTGTTTGCCGCCCTACCCATATCGTCGGCTATATCGTCATAAGCATCGGTAACATCACTATCAATCCACGCTCTATCGCTCATATCGGGTAATTCGTACCCTGCAAGTGCGGCAAGGTAGTTTAACCACTCTTTGAGCATCATAGCACCTGCTTGCAGGTACGGAAGAACCTGATTGAGAACGGGAATAAATACATTACCCAATGCTCTTGAAGTCTGTACTAATTGTGCTTTGAAAATACGAAGCTGATTCGCAGGATCGTTAAGTGAACGAGCAAGGTCTTGCTGCGTCCAAGGTACTTGCTTCATAAGCGCGATATAACGAAGCTGAACCTTCTCGGCCTGTGTCATATCGTTGTAATTAGCAATTACCGCGTTACTGTTATTCTCGTAGGCTTCGGTGTTAGCTACAAGCGCTCCCGTTTCCTGATTTATCGAGAATGTCATATTTGCATAGTTTGAAGGATCTTGTGCTTCCTGGGTAAGTCTATTCTGTGATAAGTCATAACCTACACGACGAACAGGCTCTAACTCGCCCGCGATAGCACTATTCAACTTCTGCATAGCTTCCTCAATAGTGATGTTATCGAGTGAAGCCATATCGTAAGCCAACTGTGTAACATTTTGGCTCATATAAGCTGCTGCATCTGCACCGACACCAAAGCCCTTGATAACGGTGTTGAACATAGCTTGATTACGCATGAATTCAGCAGGATCTATACCAAGTGCTTCACCTGCGTATTCCGCATACTTCTTCGCACTATCCGCATATTTGCCCATAGATACGGTAAACAAATTAAGTGTTTCCGTATAGTTCATGCTCTCCAATATGCCGTTGCTGATAAGTGTAGCGAATTTACGAAGAACTACAACGAGCGCCGTCAATTTAATAGCGGCAAGCCCTGTCTTTTTAGCGAAGGTATCAAAGCTCTTTGCCGACTTTTCAGCCGAATCGCCCGAAGCTTCAACACCTGTTTTAACATCAACGCTGCTCGTACCTACCTTCTTTAAGGCCGTTTGCAGCTTTGTCAATTCGGAAGTCAATTCTTTAACATTCGCCGTACCCGTCTTTAACGATTTCAGCGAAGTAACAAGGGCATCTAAACCCTTCGTATCTACACTTGAAGCCACATTCAGCTTGATAGCATCTATGTTCTGTTCACTCATAATCAACCTCCGAAGCGGGTATTTACTAAAGTCATTAAACCCTTCATGTAGTCTAATGCCGCGTCCGTTCCGGCTTTATTTTTCTTACTCTCCTTACCTTCTTCATCAGCTCCGATATTAAACGGCTCTGTCAAGTAAGGTACGGGTTTAGGATTCTTTGCAAATGCGTGCATCAACGGTGTTATTCTGCTTACGGCTTCGTAAACATACGCACCTTGCAGCCACATTTCTATATTCCTATTCTGTAACTTCGTCTTATAAGCCTTACGATATGCTCTAACAAGGTTAGGATCTCCGTTGTAAAACTCGTCATAGCTCATACCCATAACGAGGTAATCAGCAAAGTATTCCTCGAACATATCTCGGTAGGTAGCGAAGGTTTTGATGCTATCTCCACCCCCGCCGTTTACCGAATAGGACGGTAGCGAAGTTATTTCTTCACCGTCCACTTTATTGCGTTTTTTGAGTGTTCCTCGCTCTCCAACAGGGGCTTTATAGCGTCCATGTAAAGCTCGCCTAAAGCTGAAAGCAAACCCTCTTTGTCAATATTCGTAAGAATATCGTCAACTTCCGCAATAGTAAGTGTACGATGATGCGCAAGGAAAGCACCCCTAAACAGTAATGTAAGCGATGTAACGGGGGCGGAATCAAGCCTATCCATATTGAAACCCATACGCTCCGTTTCCATTACCGTTGCACGGGTGAATTCCAGGGTGTATTCGTTGTCCTTGTAAGTAAAAATAAGTGCCATAATAAATTACCGTCCTATTCGATAAAAGTGTTTTTAAGATGCTGCGAATGTGATAGGTGTGGAAGGAATGATACCGATAGTCATATCCTGCACCTCGTCTGTACCTGCACCGTTCTTTGTAGCGTAAGCATATCCCTTGAATGAGAACTTACCCTTGCTTCCGTCAGGTGCAAGCGGTGTGCCGGAAGCGCCGATCCATACCGCATAATACTTCTCTGTGCCTTCAAGTGCTGCGATTGTGGAGAAGTCAGCAGCAGAATAATTAGCGGTGAATTCAAGCGCATCACCCGAATCCTTCAGACCAGGAATATAGGTTTTCATGTTGTCGGAAAGCGTTGTGGATTCCAACTTGTTAGGTGCGCCCATAAGATCAGGGAAGCTCTTAATGTCGATTACCTTCGTATAGGTAGTACCGTCAGAAGAACTCATAAGGTAAGTCTGATAAGTATTGATTGCCATAATCAATTACCTCACTTTCTAAAATAAATGTTGTTATCAGCGTCCACCGTAGCGGTGAATTCTGCGGTAAGTCTGTAAACCGTTGCGTTGTTTATATCGCTCGTCGGTCTACAATAAACTTGACGGAAATTGAGAGAAAGAAGAACACCACGAACCGTATTCATAATGCCTTCTGCTTCACCCTGTTTTCCGTTTGTCTTATTACTCCAAGCATCAACCCTTAAAGTAATATCGTGGTAATTGTCCTCGCCGGAACTATCACGCATACTTTGGGTAGTGCCGTTGTCAGATAACACAACTCCCAGGCAAGGGAATTTTGAAGGTGCGGCTATTGTAGCGTTAGTGATAACGCAATTAGAATAGTCATTAAGCACGGCGGTAAATATCAAAGTCTGTATTTCCTGCTCTATTGCAAAAACATTAATCATACCGATTCAAATACCTCGCGTACTATGTCGGGGATCTCACCCCGTACCTTCTCTAATCCTCGATAGATAGCATTACTTTCGGGCGTACCCGTTGAAGAATAGCCGGAAGCAAAAAACCACCTATCTTGCCTACCTAATCCTTTACCGAATGAACCTCGCATCGTGGAGATCGGAAGTCCTAAAGGATTACTACCGCTTGCGTATTTACCTGCACCAAACTCGACAAAAGCTATATCAGATTGCATAGCGCCCGTTTTCGGGTTAGCTGATTTGCTTGATACCGATACAACGGAAGCATCTCCTAACGGCATTACAGTTACGCTTATCGAGGAAGATACATTTACCTTCTCAAATGTGCCGTTTCCGATGTACTTTTCCACCTGATCGTGGTCTGCTACTGTCAAATTGGCTTCAATATACTTTGCAAGCCTGTATGTTATCTGTTCTTGTACTTCTTTAACTAATGTGGGTACGAGTGCTATATAGGCTTCAATCTCGCGAATTGCGCCCTCTACTGATTTCTCTGATAAAAAATCAATAGATATTTCCTTCACGATACTTCAACCTTCCTTATAGCTGCTATCACAAACCCTGTAAGCGATTTACCTACCTTCGTTACCACATAATCGTAAGGTGTTTCCGTACTCCCGTCCTGCTTTATCGTGGGCATAGTATCTACCCAAAGTATCGAACCGACTGCGAGATAATCTTCACCTGGATTAAGTGTAATTACTTTATCGTAACGCTCGTCAGCACCAAACAACTGTGTTTCGGCTTCGCCGTTAGCTGCCGTGATAACCGCTTTTGCCTGTGTAGGTTTATCGTAAACATAAGTCAACTCTGTATACACACCGCCACTTGTACCCATAGTAGAAGATACAAGGGAAGCGTGATAAAAAGTTTGCCTATTACGATTCATCGTTCTCATGGTTTACCTCCGCGCCGAATGAACCCACCTTCGGTGTGATCCTGCACTTCAAGCTTGTAGGAATATCGCCACTCTCGAAAACACGGTTTATACCGCCTTCCGAATGTGATGTTTCGCCTTCCGCACCGCGCTTGTTAAGGAAGTATGCGGCAATTTCAATCTGCTCGTAGTCGTACTTTGACGGTAGCACTTCGCTACCGTCGCCGTACGGGAAAGCCAACTGTAAAATTGCCTTTTCAGAAGCGGAAAGATAAGTGTTACATACTTCGTCCGATGTATCATCGGTTGAATCGAGCATATCTCTCAATTTTGCCAACTTTTCAGCGTCCGTCATAGTAACACTCCTTTTCTTACTTTTCGGGCTTTTCAGCCTTCTTCTTTCCTGCCTTCTTATCGAGTTCGGCCTTTTCAGCCTTATCTTTTGTAACTACGATCATTCTCTTGTACCTCACTCTGCTTCAAGTGTCAGCTTATCCAGGTTGAAGAATGAGAAGAACTGATTGCCGTTAGTATCGGTCTGTACTACACGCAACTTCGTACCATACTGATCTTCGACTTTGATAAGTGCGCTCATGTCAGGATCAAGCTCTGCGAGATTGAGAATACCAACCTCTGTCTTTACCGCATCAGCATCAGCCGTAAAGGTAAGTGCTATGAAATAGCCCTCGCCCCAAACTCTTGTGATAGCATTATCGCCGGTAAGCTTCTTCAAAGTGCCGTGAAGCTCGTTTCCAACGAGTTCAACATCGTCGCCCTGTATATCAGTAAGGGCTACACCCCAAAGATCCTCGGTTAGTGTATAGGGTGCTACACTAACCTCTGTCAAGGGCTTACCGTCAGCTTAACAGCGTTTGCCACATTGTTAAGCCAATATACACGATGCTCTGAACCTGCGAGAAGGTCTGCATAAGAAGTAGAACCGTTGTTGAGGATTCTATCCTTCTCTGCAAGGAAATCACGCTTCATTTCCTTCGAGAGTGCGCCCTTGAGCATCATAACGGGTGCTTTTGCGGTAACTGTATCAGTAGGAACGATGTTAGCGCCCATGTACTTACCGACAACACCTGCCTTTACGAGATCAGCAGCGATTTCAGAAGCCGGAATCCAGTTAGCATAGTCAGCAACCATATCGTAATAGTCTGCTGAATTAGCAAAACAGATAGCCGGAATCTTCATTCCACGCTCACCAAACACCTTCATACCTGCAACGATAGCTTTTGCAAGGGTTGTACCCGTAGCGCTCTGTGTTGTAGTCATAAGCTCTGTGATAGCATCTGCATCGTCCTTGATAGCGATAGCCATAGCAATCTGCTCAATAGCTTCGCCGTAAGGATTATCGCCACCTGCCATGATAGCTTCATCGGTAATCTCGATCTGCTTTGAAACCTTAACTACCTTCTTTGTGATAGGTGCGCTTTCAAGCTTTGCGGGTGTATCAGCAACGCCCTCGCCAAGTACATTAGCAGCGCCTACGAATACGAACTGATTGCGGGTGATTGTATCACCTGCTCTTGCAACGAGCGTACGATCAACTGTTGCAAAGTTTGAAACTGTGATGAATCTACCGTAATCGGTAGCGATCTTCTGTCCTACCACCTGGGGAATGAACAGATCAGAAGTCTTTGTCTGTGCCATGTGTCTTTTCTCCTTTATTCTGTGAAACTCTTGTAGAGTTCGGGATTAGTCTGATAAAGCTCGGCCATTTCGGAATATGAAAGCTTATCAAACTGTTCTTTGGTGAGTGTGTCCGTACCCTTACCCGCGTCGGGTGTAGGTGTGGAGGCAATAGCTTCACCTTTTGCCTTCTTCTCAATCGAAGCCATTACGGTCTGCTGATTCTTAATGACGGTAGCCAGGTCTTTATCAACCATAGCCGTTGCCGTTTCCTCGGCTAACTTTTCGTCATAGCCTATTGCTATAAGCTTCGCCTTGTTATCGGCAATCTCCGTCTTTTTAAGAAGCTCGTCGTACTTACTCTGCAAGTCTGCCTGTGCCTTCTGCTGCGCGGCAATAGCGGCTTCCTGCTCGGCTTTTGCGACTTCTTCCGCACTCATTCGGGCTTTGAGATCCTTCTTACTTGCGGCAAGCTCCGAAGCAACCTCGTCAAAACGAGATTTCTTCACATAGCCGGAAAAATCAGGATCAGGAATGGTAAATGCTTCAAGCGCCTTCACCTTTTCCTCTGCCGTCATGCTCTCGTAGCCTTCGATCTTTGAAATGTCAATGTTCATACTGTACTCCTTGCGTTTTTAGGTTTTCTCTAACCGTTAGTTTTGTGATTTTCCGCTTCTCTGCGATTGTGATTTACGGCTTCTCTGCCGTGTTTCACGAATGAAACAAAGTGTTTATAATAAAAAGTCATTTCGACTTATCATTATCAGGTTTTACTATCGGCACTATCCAACATCGGCAATTATAGTGTGGTTTTGGGGGTATTTCGGTTATCTTATAGGCATTTCCGTTCAAACCTTCACAAACACCGCATACCCTATCGTCATGCTCACTTCGCCACTCCACATACTTCACACCGTTTTCCTTGAATGTCTTTTCACGGAAAGAATCAACTATCGTATCGCCGTATTGTTTAGTCTGTGTATGCCAAAGACTTGCAAACTTGCGTAATTGAGCATGGTATTTATCTCTATCCTGCATCATCACCGCTACAATCAGGGCTTCTGATAACCGGCTTCTCTTACGGTCTGCTTCGGGATAATAAAGATAATCGGTAACGGGGTTGTATTCCTTCAACACCCCTTCGACTTCTTTATTTGTCGTAGGTATTGGCTTTGCCTTGCCTTTTGTGCCGTATAGTTTGTCAAGATCCTCGACGGCTTCCTGCATAGCTGCGTAGGCTATTGCTTTGTAGGCGCTCGCGTTTGCTTTTAACAATCGCTCTACCATTTCTTCCGTCTTTTTCTTTACTGTCATAGCGTTCAATTCATCGAACCCCATAACATCAAGCCTATTTACTTCTCGGCGCAATTCAGCATCTAACTTCTTTAGAAGCTCGTCAACTAAATCATACCGCGCCATTTACTCCGTCCTCGTCAGGTATTTCTTCAATCTCCCACTTCTCCTGCTGCTCGTCATAGTAAGCTTCGCTCATGGTATATGCCGTTTCGGGATCGGAGAACATACCGCTATGCTCAAATGCAAGCTTCGGGTGAATGTGAGGATTATTAAGCATTTCACAAAGAACCTGGGCTTTAGTCTGAATATCATCGTAATTGCGACGGGTAAACTTCGGCTCAATATCCATAGAACGCAGGTGGAGATCGTCTTTCGCCAAATACTTACAGATATAAAGAATAAGTTTAAGCATTTCATTTTCGGAAGCCCTAAACATAGCTTCCGATGCAGCCGCCCTCTTTTCTACCTGCTCCCAACCGTGTGCTACCAACGAAGCACCGTTGTTAGCGGAAAGCCCCTGATTACCATTATTCACGGTAGGAAGGCCACATATCTTCACTACCGCCGAATACAAATCTTCCTTCGATACCTGCGCATCACTCTGCGAGAACTTTGTTTCTACAAGCTCTACATCAGCAGCAAGGGAAGGATCAACAGACTTAATCTTAATAGCGCCGTATTCAGCCAGGTTATCCAGGTCGTTTGTGTCTACATCACAATTCACGAACTTTAAGAAACTCTGAATCTGCTGCTCTACACCGTCAAGGCGGTTACTCTCTAACCTATTGATAGCATCGAGAAGCGGAAGCACTATCTCAAACGCACCCAAACGAGCGTTGTTTGCCGGATATTCAAAAATCGGGATAGTACCAAGCGGGTTTAATGCCACTTTAACACCCGAAGGATCAACGGCAATAATATCTTCCGAAGGGAACTTGAATACATACTTATCGGAATATGCCGTAAAGTGCTTAATACCCAGGTTATCAACTACATAATTGACACCAAGCAGCGGCTTGTTACCGATAGCCGAAGAATAAACGATGAATGTATTACGAGGATCAAGTGTGAAAATCTCAAACGGTGCATCGTCAACCTCGTTAGGCTTATCAGCCTTTACGAAGCGGTAAGCCGTACCGCAAATTGTATTCCACTCGACAATTTCCTCGTCCTTCTTTGCCTTATTCTCGGAATACATAAAATCATTCAGCTTCGATATAGCTGCACTATCCACCCTCTCGGAATGTCCTACATACTGTACGGGATCTCCAATGAGGTAAGAAGTCTTGAAGGTAACAATCTCATAAGCGTAGTTCACTACGATCTTATTGTTTATATCCTCACGAACCTTCTTTAATCTGCTTAATATCGGCTGATTGCCCTTGTAGTAATTGTAAAGATAGTCAATATCCGAAGAATTGATAGTGTGTGCGGTAAAGGCGTTATTGATTATCTCGCCAACATTAGAAACGGTAACTTCCTCTGCATCGGAATAAATTACCGTCCTGCCAAATGTTACTCTTTCGATTGCACTTGTGCTACTCATATCGCTACCTCGTAATTTGCAAACCATTTGCAAATTCTTTAATTACATAAATGACACATAATTCGCCCGTTGTCAATTTTTTCAAACGGATAGGCAAAAGTTTACCCCCGTAGATGCCTAACTACGAGGGTAATGGGAGATCAACTCACAATAAGGATTAGGTGTCATTCACCTAACAGAAGTATAACATTTGTGTTTCATTCGGGCAAACAAATTAAAACCCGTAATGCAAGCATCACGGGTAGGTGAAAAGGGAATACTCTACGAAAAGGGGGGCTTTTCGAGATACCTTGATGTTACCACGGGCGTTTCATAAATTCAACACGGCTGCTTACAGGGCGCTCGATGAAGTCTGCTGCCATAGCAAGGCTATCGGGCGCGTCGTCATGCTTGTTACCGCCTACGATCTTGAATGAGAAGGTATTGAGTATGAACGCCTGATAAGTCTTACTCCGCTTCTTATCTTCCAGGAAATAGAAACCTCTGATAGTACCGGCCTTATCCATAATACGGGCTTCCTTCGCCTGATTGTTAGGTGCAGCTTTAGTCATAAGGTTTATTTTAAGCCCCTTATTTCGCAAAGCGGCTTCCACTTCTTCCTTATAACTCATAGTCATTTTGTTACATTCAAATCTTACTGCCGTAACTCCGTACTTCTGAATCGCATCTACTATCATAGCTTGCGTACGGCTCTTTTCTTCATTAGAGTAAACACAATCCACGATGTAACACGCTCCGTCGGTGTATTGGAATACTACGGGTGCAGCCGTGTAGTCGCCACCACCAAACGCAGGATCTACCGCCATGAACTTTCTTACGAGCATATCGTCCGGCGGTAACTCACCATTAAAGTAAAGCATTTCACCAGGCTCAAACAAGCTACCGCTACGCTCAATAGGCTCTTGCATATATTGTGCTTCCCACGATGCCAAATCGTTGTTATGCTCAAACGATGCCCGCCTTGCTTCGTAGTAATTCGTATCGAACCCTACATTATAATCATAATTGAAATTACTCTCTCCCTTATCATTCAGCGCCGGAAGGGTAATGATCCTTACCCTATGATTCTCAAACTTTTCCGAATTTGTAACCAACTCTCTACGAAGTCCGATAGGATCAGCCAAACTCCACCTTGTACCGCACCAAAGTATTTTAGCGGTCTGCTTTGCACGGGGAAGCAGGTTGTTATCCACTTTAGCCCAAACATTTACAAGCCTATCCTTATTCATAGCTTCTTCGATAGAACCTATCAAATCATCAGCTATCAGGAAGCCGTTACAATCCGTAGCACCGTTCAAAGTGCCGTAGAGTGATCTCGCGGTCATGCTTGCATAGCGCTTCTTTCTATCTATATTAAAGTATTCTTCTTTAGCATTAGTGTCGGCTATTACCTTACCTGGGAATATATCATTCCAACGGTATGTAACCTTATCTCCGATGATTTCAAGGCAGCCGGTATAAAACGCATTTGTGATGTAATCCGAATATGCTGAATACAGATTGCTTGCTTCGGGATTACGGCCTACAAGCCAAGTGATAGCAAACATCAGCAACGAGGTCTTACCAACTCTCGGCGGCATCGACAAAAACAACTCGTCTAATCTATCTTCTGCAAGGTCTTGAATAGCATCAGCAAGCGGTTTTAGCGTTTTCCTTCTCGGAAGATAGAACCTATCTTGCGGCTCTCTGTTCCATTCAAGGGCTATCATATACGAATCAAAGTCATACGGCGCAACCTTCGTAAACACCCTTTTCAGAAGATCGTCAAACTGTTCCGCGTAATCCACATCACATACTTGAAGCTCCTGATTAAGCATAGATGCTATCCACTTCAACAGATTTACATTATCGCCAGGTGCATCATACACCAACCCGAATAAGTCCTCGTAATTCTGATATTCATGCGGATTATGCTTAATCTCAAAGATAATCTGATTTACAAGCTCTACACCGCTACTCATACGATACCCCCTTCTTCCGGCGGGGTAATATCCTTAAATGTATGCCTTCTCCTGATCGCTTCCTTATCATACTGTACTTCGGGAATGGAAACCGATGTATCGAGATTTATCTTATCAGCAAAGCCGTGCAGGTTTTTAAGCTGAAAGATTACCGACACCGCATCAGCGTTGCCGTAAAGCGAAGCGTTAGTAAGAACATCGGCAATCAGATCCCTAATTCGTTCCAGGTAATCCGTAACCTCGTTCTTATGAGTATTCATATAGGCGTTTAGCTTACTACGGCTTATACCTAACCCGATTGAAGCATAAGTAAGCATCGACGGAAAGTGTTGTGCTTCCGCGCACGATTGAAAATACTGTTCACTCCTATCTATTACCTCATTCAGATCATCGAGGTTTACCGCCGATACATTCCGTAGCTGCTTCCTGGAAACGGCATTACTTACTTGAATCAAGTTAGCTTCAAGCATAGCCCCCTTATGAGCATCAGCCGTGGCCTTATAGGTAGGTGATTGCCCGTCAAGCCTACCTCGTTCCTCATTCTGTATCTTCAACTTCTTATCTTGTGCAAGCAGCGCGGGCATATTACTCGACTTCACATACTCCGTACGCTTACCGCGTGAATTCTGATTATCCATATTTCTTGCCTTCCTTATAACATACCGCTATGATTTATGTATAATAAAAAACGCTTTTATACTTCCGGCGATTTTTTCCGCACCCCCGTTCCCTGGCGGTGCGTTTTTTGTTATAAAGGATCGTTCTCGGAATAAAGTGAATATATCTTTTCGGGGTTTTGAAGATCCTGCACCAACACCGTGTAACCCAAATAGTCCATGAGATACAGTAAAAGCGGAAGCTGCATATCGTTACCACTTCTCGGCTTAATCTTCTGATAGAAAGTGCCGTACTTCATATCTTCAATACCACGATCAATAATCTCACCGTCTACGATGTTATCTTCTTTAATATCAGTAAACATTTTATTGATATTAGTTCTTCTGTTATACATAGCCGTTGCAAGCAGCTCGTCGGGTGTAACCGGCGTGGGTTTTGCATCTGCTCTCATATCATTCCTCCTTTATCTTACCTACAAGCCACAAATCGAGATCCCGATACATTTCTTCAAGCGGTACATCAAACTCCTTCACTCCGTCAATCGGGTATTCCTTGCCTTCGTACTTGAATACCAACTCGCCCCCGACAAACTTCGCCAGGTTACAAAGCATCAGCTCGCTTTGGCTATCATTGAAGTTATATATCTTCTTCTTAAACTCCTTGCCTTCCTCACCCGCAAACAAGGGATCAGGCTCAAACGAGCGAATACCCTTCTCGAATAACCTGGCAAATATTACTTCCTTCAACCTTGCCATACTCTCACCTTCTTTTCTTTAGCTGCCCCGTGTAGGGATCTTTATATACCGCGTTCTTCACACGCCTACCCTTCTTAAATGCTTGCCGTGGCCTTCCTTGTGGTTTTGCGTCCTGCTTCCGAAGAACATCAAACGGTAACGGCTCGTCCTCCTGCGTGATAACCATATCGGAATTGCCGGTATCGTCATTAGGATTCATTACGATTATGATGTACCCAAAATACTTCGCCACCTTGTAAAGCGTAGATACCTTCACATCGTCCTTATCTTTAATACAATTAAGACTACCTGCGTACTTATATCCGCACTTCGTAGCAATATCCACCAGGGGCGTATCACCCCTCAAAGAAAGCAATCTCTCGATAACATTCGTTGCCCTCATGTAACCACTCCTTCCTATTATTGTAAATATATCAAAGTCTGTATTGTTTCACAAGTAAAACAACAGGCCACCACCGAAATCTGACATTTTTGGGTATTTATGCCCGAATCTTTATGCTCCATATTTTATGCTTAAAAATTAAACAAGAAATTTTGAGGAAAATGAGGGGTTAAATTTTTTGGGCGCTCGTTCACACTTTATTCATAATTTTGCGACTTCCGGCTGCGATCAGCAGAATCACCCTCATTTCACCTAAAATTCACAAAATTTTGGGGAAACATGAGAAAAAGGTTGTAAATTCACAATTATTTCGTATAAATAGCTCCTAGTATACCTGCAAAAATTTCATTAGAGAAACTTATAAAAAAACTTGTAAAAACAGTCAATTAAAAATTAAATAAATTTGAATTAATCAAGCCAAATCATCTTGTAACAGATTACAAACTATCACAAAGTTTTGTGGCTAAAAGTGCCGTTTTCGTAACATTCTGAATTTTGCTCCATATCAAATTTCGGTGGTAAGTTTTTCTCCTGCGTAAGCCTTGCTACAAAAGCCTTTTAAGGATCGCGTCTAATTACGCACCCACCCCGCCCCCTCACGAATTCGTAACATAACCCTGGGGGTATCGGCTGCCGTGTCCGCGTGCCGTGGACTATATGCCGGAATTATAAAAGCTCGAATATTAGCATCATGCAACCAACCGCAAAGCCTTGAAAATAGGGCGTTTGAAGGTGCTATACACTTTAGTAAATTCGGTATAATTTGTATTGAACCGAATAC